GTAAATATCGTTCGTACTCTTGAATGAGTAAGTCGGATATTGGGGTAAATCCTGATAGTGTAGGTTTGACCATGTTTGTATCCCTCCATTATTTTAAATCGGTGTTACGTCATACTTTTGTCCAAATGTGAAGTTAAGAGGCTATTGTCCCGAATGCTTTAAATACAGGTGCCGTCCCTCCAAATGTGCCGGATGTTACACAAACCCAACCAATAGAACCGGTAGCGGATGGATTGGTGTTATAAACTATGTCTCCAACATTCCACGTTCCAACCGTCGGGATAGCACTGTTATAAAATGTTTTTTGCATTAAACTTTGAGTTCCTTTTGTGCTTCCATTTGCAAAGCTACACCAAGATGTCACAAAAGAAGAAATATGGTTTTGTCCGATATTGGTATATTTTTCATTACTCGCTTGAACTACTTCAATTCCATATTTTTGTTTGGGTGAGTTAATCACGTTTCCGTTAATAAACGGATAGGTTGCTCTTGATAAACGTATTCCAGAATAAGTTCCGCTTACAGAATCGGAACAATTTAAAATATTATTACCGTCAATCACCATATTGTTACATAAATCCACACTAATTCCATTTAATGCTATTTTTTCTAACCTGTTTCCCGTGAAAACAATATTGTGGTGTTGGTAAGCAAATAAAGCAGAACCGCAATCGTTAAAAGCATTCCCAGTGATAACTAAAGGTGTGTCAACAGCTGTTAATTGATTGGTGTTTATCACTGTTCCTTTACAATTTCTAAATGAGTTTCCACTAATAGTCACCTCACCCATATCGGTATTCAAGGTGACAGCGTATAAATTACTTTTATTGTTAGGATTGAAATTTGTAATCAAATTACCTGTTACGGTTCCTTCAGCATAATGTCCTACTGTAACACCCCAACCCAATCCCCAATCGTCGTGACCGCAGCCATCAATCGTATTCCCTGTAAATGTAACCATGGCCCTTTCTGTGTTAGCTGCATTTCCTTCTACATGTAACCCACCACTACCGCAACGATAAACGTAATTGTTCGTATATAGGGTATGTTTAGGTTCATAAGCAGAAGGCAATCCCCCATCATTCGCACATGCAAAACGTCCATTCTCTTTGAAAATACAATTCGATACGTGTAAAGTCTCGACTGCCCCACCTAATAGTCCGTCTCGTTCGTTCTTTTCAAAAGTACACCCGTCAATATAGACTTCTTTTCCGTTTATCCGCAAACCGTCAATAGATCCATAGTTACCTAAAGAAAATCCAGGTACTCCATTGTTTTTAAACGTACAATTTTTAAGCAATACCTTTATGCCACTAAGCCATACCATTGTTGATTTTTGGTAAGCTCCATCGAAAATAATGTTTTCTAGTTGTAGGTATTCAACTGCCAATGAAAGACTAATGCTAGATGTTCCTGTTCTTGTGAATATCGTTTTGTTGCTACCAATAATCTTTAAAGGCTTGTCAATCGTAACGTTACTATTGATTAAATAAGTCCCATCGGGTAGAAAAATAGTAGAAAACGGTTTGGCGTTTGTGATAATGGTTTGTAGGATAACAGAATCATTTGTAACCCCATCCCCTTTCAAGCCTAACTTTTTAGAGTTAAGTCCTCTTTCTTCTAAATCCGTCACATTTTGTGCCAAAGACGACTCTAGTGCATCCAACTTTTCCAGTCCTGTTTGAATATTTCCGTACTTCCTTAAATCACTATCTACACTCTGATGTGTAACTTTTCCCATATACTCACCCCTTTATCAATAAACCAACATAAATAATTCTTGCATTTCGTTAAAAATTCTGTTTTCAATCCTCATGAAACTTTCCCGATATTCACCCAACATTTTAGAGAAAGATTGGTCTCCTACTTTCCCCAATCGACTTTGAATAAAATCTTCTGTTTCGTTAATCACCGCATTCACATTACTGGAAACATTAGAAGTACTGTCACTGGATGAACTACCGTGATTAACTGATGTTTTGGTGCTCTTATCTGTATTTTCTTTGATGTTACTGGCATACTCAATCACACCCGAGCCATCATTAGAGGTAATCGTCAATCGCGAATCTGGTGTATTACTTTCTAGTTGCCTGTTAAAATCATCATCATTTAGTGTTCCGTTGGTATCTTGTTCACTACTTGAAGTGTTTGTTCCTTCAGTGCTGGCATCCTGTGTCTGGGTTTTATCGGTTGTCTTTTTATTAGTTACATCTAGTTTTGTATTGCTGAGAGGGTCAAACTGGATTAACTCACTTTCAAAGAGTTTGTTAAAGTATGGCATATTAATAAGCAACCATGACTCTAATTGAAATTTGAATAATCCTTCTGTTTCAAATCCGATTTCCCTCATATAAAATTTACGGATAAAATGAGTTTCAAACACTTTCTTGTAATCAGCATCAAAGATTGGATAATCAAAATCAAATAATTTTGTTCTGCCTTTTTCTATTTGCTCTCTAGTTGAAAGGGTTTCGTTTTGAGAAAACATTTCAATGTATTCTCTTAGTTGCATCGTGTAGCTAGCCATTTAAACACCTTCTTTCTGTGGTGTTTCTTTGGTGATATTCTTTTCAAATTCTTCTGCGATTTCATTTCTGAATTTAACACTAACATTCAAATCGGGGTATAACTCATTAATCTTTTCACACGCTTCTTGTCTTGATTTCAAGAACACATTCCCGCTAGCTGAAATTTGCTCATCGTTTGAATCTGCTTCTGCGGTTATCATGCGTTCTTTCTTTTCTTGATTGGCATTTTTAATCCCTAAGTAGGTCATGACTTCATTCCATACTGCGTTCTTTTGCGTATTCAACTTATCCACCACATACGGGGCATCTGTTTTTAACACTTTAATGGTGTCGGGGTCTAAACTTTCATTTCCAATAATCACAGGTGCATTGCCTTCATATTGATTGTAAATCTGTTGAATGCTGAAACGGGTATTATCATTGGCGGTTAACAATACAGGTGTTTTTTGTGCGTTCTGGTTGACACTGATAATTTCCTTTAGTTCGGCTAAATCACTAGCAAACATTTCTAAGGAGGGAAGCGTCGTATAATGATAGTCATTATTCCAAATCACCACACCCATGTTTTTCTCTTTAATATCTTTATAGTTATAAAGTTTAAAGGTTGTTTGATAGTTGGGAACCACCGCATGGAATTTTGTTGGCAAATTGTAATGGTCAACCGTTCCAGATAACGCACCCTGTAAAGCTAAATAACCCCTGTCAGGTGTTTTATAAAATCCCACATGTCCAAACTGGTGTAAACTCATTTCTAAATAGCGCGGGTCTACACTGTCTGGTAGTCCTTCCCATTCAAATAGTTGGTAGGCTAAACTTGTTAGATACTGATAATAGTGAGTAAACCATTTATTCCCTCTCTCAAACTGTATTTGATTGGGGTTTTTATATCCGTTTGATTTTTTTCTAACCATTAAATCACCTCATTTTCCAAAGCGTAATTCCCTACATCGTCGGTATGCCATAAGGTTACACCGTTATCAAAAATCGCCTTTAATTCGTTTAAGTCTTCATTATTAAAGTTGCCTGTAATCACACATGATGAAGTTTGAACATAATTCCAATACTGTCTGGTGTGAAAGTTAGGAACTTTTACTTCATTAACTTTGTAGCCAAATTGATTAAAGAAACTTTCTAATTTTCTGCGATATTCTTCTTTAATTTGTTTTTTGATAATATAAACTCCGTTGTACCCATTCCCTAAAGTATAGGAGGTGTTACTTCCCATTTTTGCAATGGATGGAGGGGTATTTGCTATGTCTTTTTGTTTGGCTTGTAAGCCTTGCATTTGTAATACCGAACTACCAGCACCCGAAACTAAACCAGTAACACCAGAGATTAAACCTAAACCATTCCCCATTCCTGCGCTTGCAGTTGCTCCCATGCCGTTGCTAATCGAACCCATAAAACCATTCCAAACAATAGATTGTTTTTGGTTAATTAAACTGTTTCGATTTCCTTGTAAAAAGGCACTTAGTAAATCAGTGATAATAGGAATGTCATTTGGTTCATTGTTGATTAGAGCAAATTCATCGGAAACCGATTCTTTTAAACCATTGGCGTTAAAATTGTAATCAGCTACACCGTATGACGTTTTATTGGAAACTCCTAAACTTCCTTTAATCACAATATCAAGATTATTATTGTTGATATATTCGGTTTTATAGGTGCTTTGGTTTCCTTTAAAATCGGTGAGTATTAATTGCGTGTATGGGTGCATTAACAATTTACTTTCTTTCACTGGTTCATACCCTGTCCACTTACTGCCATTGCTATAATTAAGACTGCCAAACGATAATACACTTTCTACATGAATACAGTTGAAAAATCCTCCGTCACCATCCGACACTTGAACCGCTTTTAGAACATTCCCGTTATTCGGAAAAGTTATCGTTCCACCTGAAAAGGTAGAAGGGATTCCCGTAAAGTCTGTAATATACAAGGAAACCACATTATTAACAGAATCGGTATCAGTGTAAAGACTTGATAAAATGTCAGTAGGTTTAGAAGCAACCAATCCCGAACCATCGGGCATCACTACTGGTGGAACGGTGTTATTGTCTTTGAAAGGTGCAATATAGGTCATTAACGGTTGAGGGGTTCCAATCACCGTTGGGGTGACTTCTTTGGTCTGCCCATCGTGAATCGGTGTTTTCGTCAACATCACCAACCATTTATAACCATCATTCGGTTGATAATTGGAAACGCTGGTGGTGTCATATTCTGTACCATAATTTAATCCTTCATCAACGGTATTAATGACGGGTGTACCATCACTATTCCAGAGTTTACAATGTTCCCGTACCACGTAAGATGGCTTGAAATCCATATTAAATTTCCATGTCTGGAAAACGTCAATTTGAAAATGCACATAGGTGGTATTGGTTTGTTTGTATTCTAATTTTGTAACAAACGCATAAAACCATTTACTACTATAAGAAGCATTTTGGAACATCACATAATTAACGCCCCATAAATCATCAATACTTTTATTGACTGCGATAAAATTCTTTCCTTCTATCCTCTGGAACGTTGCCTGAGTCATAGAATGAACCACCGTTTTTGCTAAGAAATACGATGTCTGTTCGGTGACGGTATCAAACCATCGTGTATATTTGTAGTCATTAGAGAAAGGAACACCAGATAACAATCTGATGTTCGTTCCACTTAATGGTACAGTTGCCATAGAAACAACTCCCTATTTTGTTACACCGCTAATGCGATAGTAACAATTGATTCACCGATTACATCGGTATTGTCTGTTCCTGCTCCGTCAGTGTCAATTCCTGCACCGACAACTTTTGCGATAACACGCAATTCACCTGTTTGATTGCTTGCAACGGTGAGTTTTCCGTCTGCATCAATCGTTGTTCCTGCTTGTAGAGTAGTAGAGGATGTAGAAGCAACCACAGACCATTCCACTTCATGGTCTAATCCATCAGTTGCGCGCACATATGCAGTAAATTCGAATGAATCACCAGCACGAACGGTAGCAATTGTTGGGTCAACAATGACCTGTGTAACTGCTGGAACCGTACCTGAAACAAATGCTACTGCATTGGCAAAACGTGAAGTGGAAAGAGTTTGCCAAATATGATAGAAGTAATTCCAGTAAAGACCTTTCGGGTTTCGAATGGTTTCTAATTTTTGAAGATTGTCATACACCATGAACCAATCTTGGTCGATTAGAACTGCTTCTAAACCAGAAGAAGCAAACCCGTCAATAACCGTTACATGACCAACAAAATTTGTCTTGTCCATGTTGAACGCTTTTGCCAATACATCAACGTCAATTTCTGCTTCTAAATCAGCATCGATGATTAAATGTAAATCACTCATATCAGTACGAGTACGAACTGCGAGTGAGTTAAAGTCACGACTACCAGATGGTAAAGTCATTTTACGAGCAGTCGCACGTAATTTTTTAACAAATTCTCTCGCGGCAGTTTCGGTAGTTGGTTCATTAACAGGAACAACCGTAAACAATCCTTTAGAATAGTAGTTGTCTACTAATAGTTTCATGTATTCGAATTCGTCAACTTCTGCACTGTTATAGATGGCATTAATAATAGAAGAAACAAAGTTTTCAAAGTTGCCCCATGAAGTAAATGCACTCTTTAGTTGTTCATCAGAAACCGTTTGGTCGTATCTATCTTGACGATTCCGAGAATGGTATAATACTTTAACGTTTGGAATCTCACGTTTGAAAACGGTGTTTTCTGCATCATACGGGTCGTATTTTTTCGCCTTTGTAATGTCTGTGAAAATTTCCTCAATCGTTAAACCTTGTTGCATTTGACCTTTTTTGAATTTCTTTAATGGGTTCATCAATGAAACAGATTTAACAACCACTAAACCGATTCTATCAATCAAGTTAACGATGAATTCATTTTGTGTGGTTTGGTTAATCTGAATACCTGCGGCAACCTCTAGAACGTTTTCTGCGTTCGCTAATGGAACATATTGTGCAAACGTTGGGTTACTGTTTCTAATTGCGTTAACAATGTCGTATGTTTCCGACACTCCTAATGAAGCCTTTACATCTTTAATCGTAATACGTGCCAAATTATTTCATCCCCTTTTCCAGTGCTTCTAATGTGATGGTTTCGCTGAATTCCTTCTGCTTAACCTCTGGTTCCGTTTTTGTTTCGGTCACACCTAATTGACGAAATAGTTTACTATTGGAAACTATTAAATCGTCATTGTCTTGCTTGAACTTGCTATTCTGTTTTGATAAATCCTCCACTTCGCTGTGTGCGGTAACATGGTCAACTCTAATTTGTTGCAATATGTCAGTTCTGCGTGAGTGGTCAATCTCTGGATTTAATAGTTCGCTTAATAATGCTTCATGTTCCTCTCTGGACATTGGCATTTTACACATCTCCCTTCATTGGTAATTCTTTCTACTCTTTTATTATATCATTCGACAATCTTATATAATAGTAGAAAAGGGGTTGACAAATGAAAAAGCTTTACATTTTTGAGATTTCGACAAACTTTTGTTAATCACAAAACTATTAAAAATTTTGTAAAACTTTTTGTTTAAAAAGCTTGCATAAAGTTTAATAGGGTGATAGAATAGTAAATGTAGACAAGGTTACTACATATTACCACTAAGGAGGATAACAAGAAATGAGAAAAATGTTAACGAAAGAAGTTACAAGTACTACTTTATCAATCGCAAAAATGGACCTAGTAGATGGTCAACCGCAAGCGGTGACATTACCAGAAGAAGTATTACTAGGGAATGTATCACTTGAAAAGGCTCAAAAAGAAATGAATAAAAAGTTTGGTCAACCGATTACTATCTTTAAATTGGAAGCTAATACACAAACATATGAAATGCCAGTTGAGGAATTTATCAAAGTGGCTACTATTAAAGTAGAAACACCAGAACAAGAATAGTTTAAAACGCAATGCAACAAAAATTATTAATTGACTAACTACACACCAAATAAAACTAAACTAATAAAAGGTGGAAACCAAAATGACAAACGAACTAACAACTTTAACTACTGTATCTGAAAATGAAAACTATGTAATCTTAAAAGACGAAGCTGGAAAATTTGTTCGTAAAGCAAAATTCAATGATTATTCTTCTATCGTTGCTGAATCACGTGCAGACAAAATGTGGCTATTGAATCTATTAGAAGGTGCAGAAGGTTCAGGAAACGGATTAAAAGAACATGTAGGAAAACAAATTGAAGTAGCAAACGTGATTACACGTAAATACGATAAAATCAATGAAGAAACTGGACAAACTGAATATGGAGTTTTAACTTACCTATTAACACCAGATAAAGTTGCTTATGTAACATCTTCTAAGAGCGTTTATTTCTCAATTACTCGTATGATGGAATTGTTTGGAAAACCAACCGATGCAGATTGGGAAAACATCATTGTTCAAGTAGGAAAAGTAAAACAAACAAATGGAGATTCCATTACAATTAAAATGGTAGGATAAGGAGTGGTTTGGATGCCCCCAACATTAAGAGGTATCTACCATAACTTAAAGGAAAGTGAATACACGATTTCTAATTCTGAAATCGTGTTTTTCTTTTCTAGTGAACTTTATTTAAGAAAGTTTATGGAAGGGTACAAAGAAAACCGTATAAAATTTATTGAAAAATTAGATAAAATCACCGTAGATAATAAATTGAATATGAACACCTTAGCAGACATCACCCTCTATAAAACGATTGAAAAAAGAGGGTTCCGCGCATGGTTGAAAGGGGTAGATATTGATTGGCAAGAAATCCACAAATACGCCTTACGGAAAATGACCGAAAAGAATACGCCCGACTGGTCAAGAATACCAAAGCCAAAGTTAGGCGAACGGTTAAAAACATTGGGGCAATAATTCAGGATGTGCAAGACGGGGAAATTGTTCAAATTGACATTCGAGACAAAATGAATGTTCCTAGTTTAGAAAGTTTCAGTAGCAGAAAAGAATTTAATGAATGGAAGTATGAAACAGAAAAGTTTAATAAGGGTGTTAGTTCTCGCTCTAAGTTCAAACGAAATATTCATGGTTTAGCGGTAACGGAACAATTTATGTTGGTTGCTGAAAACTTGAATAAGAAAGAAATTAGACTGGCAAAGAAATTGAGAGATAGAATTATCAGTCAACCGTTCACCGTGGGTGGAGTGGAACAAGGTTCAATGGAACAACGTTTACTCACCATGGGAAGAAATAACCCTCAAAATATACACATTCCAAAACCCTTTGATTTTTCACAAGTAAAAACATTAAGTCGATTAAAAGAAGTGTTTGACAACATGAAAAACCGTTCCAGTGAAGAAAAAATGAATCGAAGGTTAGAACGATTCAAAGAATTGTACATGGAATCACTAGAAAGACAATTTAATAGTGACGCGGATGATGTGCTGGAAATGATTAAAGAGATACCAGCCGATGTATTCTATGAAATGTATAAAATAGAGGACGTGTTCGAAATACTCTTTGACCCCTCACCTCAGGAAGGATATAGTGTTCAATGGGTGGATGAATCGAATATGTCGAGTCAATTAGGCAGGATTGAAAGTTACTTAGAACGCTATTATCGTGGAGAATTAAACTTTGATTTAAAGGGGCTTTTTGAACGGTAAGGAGGTGATAAAGAGGGTGGAACAATGGCTAGGAAAAAATTTAGTTGTGACTTTGAGACCACCACTAAAATAGATGATTGTCGGGTTTGGGCATATGGGTATATGGAAATTGGAAATAAGAAAAATTTTAAGATTGGAAATTCTCTTAACGAATTTATGGAATGGGTGGAGAAAATACAGGCGGATTTGTATTTTCATAATTTACGATTTGACGGGGAATTTATTGTGAACTGGTTATTGAAAAAAGGGTTCAAATGGGAAAAGACAGGCGCACCCATGACATTTAACACCATCATTTCAAGTATGGGTCAATGGTACGCGATTGACATATGTTTCGGGTACAAAGGAAAGAAGAAACTACATACAATGATTTATGATTCATTGAAAAAACTTCCCTTTCCTGTAAAGAAGATTGCAAAGGATTTTAAACTATCTATTATGAAGGGCGACATTGACTACCATTTGGAACGTCCAATTGGTTGGGAGATTACGCCAGAAGAATATGATTATATTAAAAATGACATTGAGATTATTGCTGATGCCTTAAACATTCAGTTCTCACAAGGTTTGGACCGAATGACAAACGGAAGTGATAGTTTAAAAGGGTTTAAGAGTGTGATATCTAAACAGATGTTTGAACGCTTATTCCCTGTGTTAAGTCTGCCAATGGATAAGGAATTAAGGAGAGCGTATCGCGGTGGGTTTACATGGTTAAATGATAAGTACGCAGAAAAGGAAATTGGGGTGGGCATCGTTTTCGATGTGAATAGTTTATATCCATCCCAAATGTATGATAGACCCTTACCGTTTGGATTACCAATTAAGTTTGAAGGAAAGTATACGGATGATGAAAACTATCCCTTATTTATTCAGTGTATCGAATGTGAGTTTCAGTTAAAAGAGGGATATATCCCAACCATACAAATTAAGCAAAACTTAGCGTTTCGACAAAATGAATACTTGAAATCCAGCAACGGGGAACGGGTTGAGTTATACGTTACCAATGTTGATTTAGAGTTAATACAGGAACACTATGATTTGTATGATGTAGAGTATTTAGGTGGTTGGAAATTTAGACAGAAAACGGGAATCTTTCGAGATTTTATTGATAAATGGATGTATGTAAAAACCCATTCAGAAGGTGCAGAGAAATTTTTGGCAAAGTTGCAACTTAATAGTTTGTACGGGAAGTTTGCTAGTAATCCGAATGTAACAGGGAAAGTACCTTTTTTGAAGGAGGATGGTAGTTGTGGTTTCCGAGTGGGTGAAGAAGAATTTAAAGACCCTATTTATACTCCAATGGGTATTTTTATTACTAGCTGGGCTAGGTATACTACTATTAGCACAGCGCAAAAATGTTTCGATAGAATTATATATTGTGACACTGATAGTATTCACCTTGTTGGTGATACAATCCCAGATGCTATTAAGGATATTGTGGATTCAGACAAATTGGGTTACTGGAAGCATGAAGGAACTTTTACAAGAGCAAAATTCATTAGACAGAAAACCTACATTGAAGAAGTAAACGGACACTTAGAAGTGAAATGTGCTGGGATGCCAGAAGCGATTAAGAAACATGTAACTTTTGATAATTTTAAGGTTGGGTTTACTAGTTTTGGGAAACTACTTCCGAAACATGTAAATGGTGGTGTGGTTTTAGTAGATACAGAATTTACTATAAAGTAGGTGTGTTTGTGAACTGGAAACAGTATAACAAGTATTTAGATGTGAAGATTGCGGATGCTCATTATGTGTTAACCTACACCGAAAAGAAATACAAAGAAGCAAAGGCGCAACATGAAGCGGCTTTAAGGGAAAAGGAAAGTTTTGAAAAGGCTTTGGATAAGATGGTGAATAAGAATGAGTTTTAAAGACATCTATTTGGAAATGAAAGATAAAGGAATGTTGGATAGTGAAATTGCTTTAGAATTAGATATTTGTCGTGATACCCTGAGCAGATGGAAAAAGCGTTTCAATATCGAAGCACCTAGAATGAAACATAATCGCTGTAATGTGCCAGAACACATTATAAAAGCTGGTGTCGAAAAAGGCATTTCCCGACGGTTATTATTAAGAAGGATAAGAGAATATGGTTTCTCTTATTATGAAGCGGTTCACACCCCTATCAATAAATGTAGAACCCATGCAGGAAAAACAAAATTTGATAAGCGTTTGGAGAAAAGCGAAAGACAACGATTGCAATATCAAGAAAAGAAAAAGAGGGAGTGGAAAGGATGAAAGAAGAACGTTGGACATGGGTTTATCCTGTGATTTTGGTGGTAGTTGGTTGGGGCATTGGATGGTTGATGTTTGCGTGAGAATGAAGGAAAGTTTTGCTCAACTAATGTTTAATATTAATGAAGACGTATTCATGGAGCGAATGAGACAAAATGAAAAATGGGGAATCCAGCGACATGATAACGGTGTTTGGTTGTCGATTCTGATTGAAGAAGTTGGAGAAGTCGCAGAAGCTATGCAAAAGGGAATGAAAAGTGAAAAGGAAACGGATGCTAATAATTTGTATGAAGAATTGATACAGGTTGCCGCGGTTGCTAGTGCGTGGGCGGAACAGATTAGGGAGGGGAAATAGGGATGAATGAGTTTGGATTAACACAGGAAGAATTTGAAATGGTGAATAGAGTTGCAAATGCTTTAGTTGTAAGACCTGAAAAAGTTATTCGTACTCCGTATGTAAAATTAATAGAAATGTTGGTTGAAACAGTAGAATCCCAAACAAGAATAATTGATAAAATTGAAAAATTTGTGGAGGATAACATATAATGAGTGAAACCATTACAAAGGTTGCAGTTACCATTATTTCTGCGAATACCAAAGAAAAGATTGTGGAGAATGTGATTGAGACGGATACACTGTTATCAGCTACTAGGATTATGAATACATTTAAGCCGAAAAGAGGGTATAAGGTGGTTCAGTTTATGGTGCAGGATGTGGAGGTGTTGGTGTAGTCGTATTTGACAAAAAGTGTGAAGGAGTGAAAATCATGACAAGTGAAGAAGCAATTAAAGCAATTAAGGTAAATTATCCACCGGAAAACTACACAATACTTAGAGAAGCTTTAGATTTAGCTATTAAATTATTGGAGAAAGAAGCTAACAGACCAACGGAAAAAGATATGTTTGACAGTATGGGTTAACACCACATTACAAAACAAAGTACCTAGGTACTGGTGGACAGATACCTAGGGTATTTTAGAACCAAAGTGTGTCGTATGAAAGGAGAGAGGAAAATTGAAATATGTTTATATTCTTCAAATGATTATTGAGACTGATGATGAAATAAAAATGGAAATTGATTCAGTCTTTACTACTAAAGAGAAAGCCGAAGCATTTGGTGAGAATTTAATTGCATGTAACAAGAAGTATGTTGGGCACTATGTTTCCCGACATTTGATTTATCAGTAAGTCACTATACGATGAAATAGCGACATTAGGAGGATAAAGAAATGATAAAAATTGGTGTAACCATAACAAGTATAAATAATTCGGGAAAGCTGGAACAAAATTACATTGAAACGGATAATCTGTTAGGGGCTACAAGAATCATGTTAACGTTTAAACCGAAAAGAGGTTATCGGGTGATAGAACATCGGATTGAAGAAGTGGGGGTTTTGGTGTGAAAGTATTGGAATTGTTCGCTGGTACTCGTTCGATTGGGAAAGCGTTTGAAGAAGCTGGTCATGAGGTATTTTCGATAGAATGGGATAAACAACATGAAAATATTGATTGGTATGCCGATATTTTAGAAGTGACAGCATGGGACATTTTAAGGGAGTTTGGATCTCCAGATGTGATATGGGCAAGTCCAGATTGCACGACTTATAGTATCGCTGGGATTAGTCATCATCGAACACAAGAATTAAGTGGGAATTTAGCGCCTTATAGTGATTATGCAAAGTTTTGCGATAGAGTGAATGAACATGTGCTGAATTTGATTAGTGAGTTGCAACCAAAATATTATTTTATTGAAAATCCAAGGGGTGGATTTCGGAAAATGGATTTTATTCAAGGGTATCCGAGATATACGGTGACATATTGTCAATATGGAGATACCAGAATGAAGCCTACCGATATTTTCACCAATCACCCGAAACCGATGTTCAAACCAATGTGCAAAAATGGGATGCCTTGCCATGTGGCCGCACCGAGAGGAGCAAAAACGGGTACACAGGGGATAAAGAATAAAGTGGATAAAAGTAGAATACCAGAGGAATTATGCCAGCATATTGTAAAAATATGTGAAGAATGATATAATGGAGGGGTGAGATACGTTAATTCCTATAATGTATGGATGAAGGGGAATTATCCGCATTAAATTGCGCCCCTCCCTTCGGTAGCTGATTACTACTTGCATTACAATTATTCGTTTTTTCACATCTGATTGAACCCCTTCTAAAATCTCTAACGAGATCATATGGAGGGGTTTAAAGAAAGAGGAGGGGCTTTAAATGATAAAAGAAATCAGAAAATGGGCTGA